TATAATTAATATGTGCTGTATTAGCAAATGCTGATGTACAAAAAAATAATACAAATAAAAAACTACTGATTCTGATATATGAAGATAACATTGTCTCCGTCTCCTAATTCGTAATCTATAATTTCTGTATCACCTTGTGTCACATTTATTGTATAACCATCTTCTTGATTTAATCTTAATACTATATTATTACCTGCTTCGTCTGTTCTCATCCATACCCATTGTGGTTCTTCATCTAATAATATAACACCAAACTCATCTTGTCCTGTTTTTTTATTTTTCTTTTTATCAAACTCACTTTGCATTTGTATTGCAAGTTGTTTATTTAATTCTGCTAAGATGTCTTTTAAAAAGTTTTGTTCTAAAAAATCTAAATCTAAGGCACCTGCAAATTCATCTTTTTCTACTTCTAACAAGTCAACTTCTAAATCATCAAACTTTAAGAAGTCTATATCTAAAGCATTTGCAACTATTTTTAATCTTTTCTCTTTTGCTTCTTGTTCTTCTATCTCTTTTGGTTTACTAACAACCAATAAGTTGTTAATCATATTTTCATCTAAACCAAGTATGACAGGTTTCAAAGGTTTACTATCAGGAACATCAACCGTTGTGGCTTGAAATGCTTGATTCATAATTACATAACCTGCGTCTGTTTCTACCGATATCTCACCCACATAACACATACCATCACCGTCACAACTAGGTAATAAAATAATTGTTGATGATCCTATCTCATCAACAGTCATAGCAAAATCTGTACCTCTAACTGCTATTGTAGCAGTAGGTGTTTTAATTTTTACATTTTGTGCTGAGTTTTTTGCAATCTGACCACTTGCATATCTAACCGTGCCAAGTGTTGCTTTTAGTGATAGTGATCCTGTTTTTGTGTTAGGGTCATAGATAAACTCATCAATTAAAAGTTTACTATGCTCTGTGACATCAACTCTGGTTTGGTCGATAAATTCTATACCGACCTTACCATTTCCTGTTTTTACTGTATCATACGAAAATATATCTAGGTCTTTTTGAACCTCAATACCCTTGTCGCCATCTTGTCTATCTACAACAGCATTACCTTTGTGTAGAGTTACCTCGCCGATTGTAGCAAAACTATTTTTTGCTAAAGTCGTAAGGGTTAAGAGTATGAGCCCAATTGTAAATAGATATGTTCGCATATAAAATAATACCAAAGAATAAAATTATGTTTAAAGTTCCTGTGTCCATATTAGTCTGTTTGGCTGATATCAATATCAGCATTGTCTCCACTTGTAGTTAAAGTTATCATATTGTCATTAACACCAGATTGTACTATATCTACATCTGCCGTACCACCTGTGTGTGAGTGTATTAGTGTGTGACCTACTACATCTCCATTGCCATCAATGTCAATTAAATAGTTGTTTGTATCACCGTTAATTGTTATTGTTAAGACAGCACTATTACCATCAATTGTTGCTGCCACTACGTTAGAGTCTGATCCTGATTGACCGACTATATCTACGTCTGCTGTATTTGCTGATGATGTTTGTCCTATATCTAAATCTATATCATTTGAGTTACCAGTAAAGTTAATTACAGCATTTGCACTACCACATGATGAGTTACCACCTGTACTATCACAATTTAAATCTACATCATTTGAGTTACCAACTAAATTAATAACACCTGTGTATGTTGCACCATTGATCTGATATTTAATTACGTTAGAATTACCTATTTGATCTATGTTTAATATAGTCGTAGCACCTGTTGACGCCGACGCTGTTGTTGAGTTACCAACCGTGTTATTAGAACCATCTTGTGTGATATCTAAATCAAGTGAAGCACCTGATTGTGTCACATATATATCATTAGCATATGACCAAGAAGTCATCAACATTAACATGACGATACTAATTAGTTTGTACATTGTTGTGTATTCCTATTTCTTCCTTTTTAAATTTCCAGTATTTCTTTTGTTCACCTGCGTGAATAATCTCTAAAACAGCAAACTCTATCGCTGTTCTAATTGCATATGTCACAGGTTCATTTACTGAGACACCGCTTTCTAATTCTATTGCCTTTGTGTTCATATCTACAAAGGTAAATACATCACCACCTTTTGAGTGGCTAGCGATAGTCTTAGTGACCTGTGTAGTTAATAATATCTCGCCTGTTTGTACAGAAACAAGTCTCATCGCTACTGTTACCTGATCCACTCTGTATTGTTCACTAACACCAATACCTAGATATCTAGCGCCTTGACCACCTGTCTGTATATTACTATCAAATCCTACTATCCCACCTTCGATAATAAGACCAGCAAACAATAAAGGTTTTAAAATATTACCTACGTTTTGTTCGCCATCGTATAAATCTCTTGTTGATCTAATCAATTGTCTTTCTTTGACTAGATTATCTAATCCTTCTCTTTCTACAACTTGAAACCAATCACCACCTGATACTTTCTTCAATGCGTCTATGACAAATATACTTGCACCTTGTGTGACAGCTGTAGATAATTGAGAAAACTTTGTGCTAGGTTTTCTCTGACCTGTCTGGTCTGTAAATCTATAAACTGCTATCGTAATGATAGGTTGATTATCTAGGTCTGGTAAATTAACAAGTCTATTGCTTGTCGTTGTACCCTCAATGTACGGTGCTTTGCCTTTGTAAACTTCTATCTGTTTATTAGCTGCACAACCAGACACAATTATCCCTAATAATATAATTAATAATGTTTTCATATTAATCCTAAAATTTAAAGTCACCTAGTGGTACGGTCATTGTAGTAGTTGTACCATCCACGTCAGTAATTGTTAATGTAATAATTTCTGTGCTTGTATCTTTCACCCAATAGATTTGAGCACCCTCTACTGTTGCTGTACCACTTGTAGGACAGGTAGTTGTGCTACTGTCACATGTAGTACCGAACATGTTGTCAACCAGTTGTTTAGACAGATTGGCATAAATTCTACTCTCAACATTCGTAATAAATTTGTTGATAGTCTTATTCTTTTCTGCTCTCTCAGCAGCTGCTTTAGCAGACTTTAGGTCATCAAATACCTTTTGTTCTCTCTGCACTTCTAACTGATTTATAGATAAGACGTGTTGAGAGTATCCATTGCCGCTAAACGCAGGATTTTTAAAGTCATGCACTAATTCGGATGCTAGTAAAATATTGTCAAGGGTTAATATAAGGAATGTCACTACTAACATCACCGCTTTTGATGATGTTTTCATACTACTATTTATAATTAGTCTTGCTTGTTTTTGTTATTTTCTTGCTCTTGGAGGGTAATAATTGTGTTCAACTTAGTTCGTAACCTGATTATATCGTTGTCTAGTCTTCTTATTTTATCTATCAGACTAATTAACGCACCTGAGGCCTCGCTTAACTTCTTTGTAACCTCTTGTGTTATGAAGGTATATATAAACCAGATAAACCAACCCATGGCAATTGCTGCCATTGTGGCAAAACCATATTCATTTAATATCTCTAATAAAGGCATTAGTCTTTCCGAGCGTCATCTTTGCCGTCTGCTCTTGCTATTCTTTCCTCATCTGGTTTTAATTTTAAGGCATGAGATACTAATATGTCTAGTTTTATCATGTCGTTATTCATGGTCTGTATTCTGTTCTCTAGTCCCATAATTATGCCATGTAAACTTTTAACAGAACCAACAACACCACTTAGTATGTATTTTAGGATTATGTATATGAAAGTACCCATAACTGAAGCTGCCATTACAGGTAATCCAAATTTTTGTAGTATTTCTAAAAATATTTCCATAGTTGAGTAGGGGGCCGAAGCCCCCATATGATTTGATATCTCAAACTCTTTCATAATGACGTATGTTTATTTATAATAAACTTGGGTAGGGCTTTCACCCTACCCAAAGAAACAGGTGGAGAGATTACTCGTCCTCTGCAAGTTTACTGAAATAAGATAATGTTTCATCACTATCCTCATCAGCGTCTGCCATTGGAGTATTAACAACTGTTTCTGTTTGCACTGGTGCCACGTTTGTCACAGGTGGGATCGCAACATCTTCGGCTGTGCCAGTGTTCCTTGTACCACTTAAAACTTTATCTAGTTTCGCTTTAAGCTCATCATATGATTTAAAGTTCTCAGGTGCAAGAAATGGTTTTAAGGGATATTGTTTTTCCCAAATTTGTTCAATAGCCTCATCATTCTCTTTTATAGGAGTAGGACTATCAAATTCTGATTTATCATAGTTCCAGTAACCATCAACTTTTCTGATTTTTAATTTGAAGTTTGCACCTTCCCAGAAATCAAATGGGTTGATAGGTTTCTCATCTTCAAATTCAGGTTTCATTGCTTCAGTAATCTTATCAAAGATTTTCTTACCAAATTTAAACAACTTAATCTGACCTTCATTCTCAGGATGTTTAGCGTCACTAACAACTAAGATATTTGCAATGTAAGATAATTTTCTTTTTCTTTTTCTTGCAATCTCTTTGTCTGCCTCAACACCAGAGTTCCAGAGTAAACTGTTTGATTCACTTACTGGATCTTTTTTGTTAAGAGTAGTTAAACTATTCTCAATAAACCAACCACCAGGTCCTTGAAAGGCATGAGACCATAGTCTTGCCCAAGGTAAATCTTCACCTTTTACAGCAGGTAAAAATCTAAAGACAGCATAACCATTGCCTGATTTATCTAATTCAGGTTTCCAGAATCTGTCGTCTGAGTATGATTGTTTTTGTTTTTGTGGTTCAGCAACTTTGTTTAGTTCGCTGACTAGAGTATCTAGGTTTGACTTTGACCTTTTTAAGGCCGCTATACTTGTATTCATATGTATTTTCCTTGTATGTTAATTGTATATTGTTGTATCTGTATATTTCGTATAGTATTATTTATAAGACTATTCTTTAACAAACCAAGACTTAATTGTATTAAAGTTTCTTTTTAATTGAGCATTACCTTTTGCCCAATTTTTCTTTTGAAATTCTTTTGTCTCTTGAATCTCATTAGAAATATGATTTGTAATCTTATTAATTATATTATTCTCATTAGCGTTTCCCACAGAAGCGGTAAAGCATAACACTAAAAAAGCTATCATTATATTTTTCATAACTTTATTATATCAGAATCCTGATCTATTGTCAAGCTTGCTTTTAAGATCGGCATTTTCTTTTTTTAATTCATAAACTTGATCTGCCAATAATTTATTATCTTTTTTTAAATCGGTAATAGACTTATCTTTTTCTTCTATTAGAAGTGTTAAGTCTAAAGGTCCTCTATCTTCTTTTACCATCCCATATATCCTTTAAATAAACAACCAATAAGTACCATAAATCCAATAAAAAATCCTGGTATCATAACTGCTGGGTGCATACGCTCCATTATATACTCGTCTTCTTTTTCTCTTTGTTCCCAATATTCTTTTTTATTCATTATAATTTTCTTACTATATGTTTTCTTAATTCTTTTACAAAAAACTCTATCTTATCAATTGCTGAAATTAGAGTAGCGTCTGTAATATATTTGTTTTGTTCTTTTAATTTATCATATTCTTTTAAAGGTATTGTTACCATTGATTGCTCGTTTTCATAAGATAAATCTTCACCGTGCTCTTTGTGATTATCATACATTCTTTTTTCTTCACTCATTATCTTCCTATCTTATCCTTTCTGCCCATAGGTAATTGTTGTGTTTTTAAATACACATTACCTTTCTTTGTAGTCCATTCTACTTCAACTAGATTACCATATTTTTTTATATCGTGATTACCTTGATAAGACTTAACAGCTTTTTTATAACTCATTGCTTCAACTGTTTTTGGTTCTTCACCACCAGTAAATTTAAATTCTCTAAGCTTTGGCATTTTTATCTGCCTCCTTCATTTGTTGCTCTCTTACTTGTTGCACTACAGCAGGTTTATATAAATTACAATTGTAGGACATTGTTCTTCTAATTTCATCTGTGCCATTAAAAGGATAAACACCATGCAATAATGTATATGGAAATATATATAAATCTCCTACCTTAGCATCAACTCTTAATTGTGCTATACCCAATGGGTCTTGATTACCACCAGTAAATTCTAAGCGACCATTAGCAGGTGTTTCTTCTCTTGAATATTCTTTGCCATACGTCTCAGGTCTTTTTAAAACTAATACAGACGATAGGCCTAGGTCAGTTTCAGGACTTGTATGAAAGTGAAAAGGATTATATTCATTTGCTCTCATATCATTTATCCAAGCAGTTTCTAATGATACATGCCATTGAGGTTTTTGTATTGTGTGTAAGTATTGTTGAAAACAGGTTGTAAAAAGTGATTTAGTATTTTCACCTAATATATCTGTCACTTTAAATTCATCTGCGATTTTACCTGCAAGATTTTGATTGTGTGATGGTAAAGTACCTACTGCATTATCATAATCATTATTAATTTCATCAATCACAGTTTGAGGCACAGTAAATCTACAAATAATTGTGCCTAGTGTTAATGCTTTCATTTGAATATCTTGCATTACATTTCCTTCACTTTCTTTTTTAGTGTCATCTTAAATTTTGTTATGTTATATTTTAAAAATGGTTTATATCTTATCATTCTATCATACAACTTTGGCCATATAACTTTTTCTTTTATACTTTTGTTTAGTCTCTTTGAAAATTTTAATATATCATCTAATATAATAAGTGTCTCAATATTAATTTTCTTAGATAAAAAGTATTTAAGTATTGGTGGGTGTTGACCAACTTTAGAAGTAAATATATCATCAAAACTTAATTTATCTGTTATCATATTTAATATGTAATCTATATC